AAAAAGTAGATACTTATTCAGATCAATTAAAAAAAGAACAAGCAAGAAAATCAAAATATAAAACTAATAAGTTTGGTTACAAAGTTAAAAAAAATATTGTTGAACGAATTGTAGATAATCATCCAGTATATCAAGGTGTAAAAAATTTTGCTGATAAAGCTAACCTTAATAGAAGAATGAAGTTTGCTAATAAGACTGGAGTAAATATTCAAGGATTAAGTACAGAAGAAATTTTATCTAAAGACTTTAAAGCTAAACTAGATGAAAAAGGTTATACGAAAAAAGATGTTAGAACTGGCAGAAATGAAGGTGGAGATAATAATCGAAAATCCGCTGAACAACCAAAAGTAGCTTCACAAATGGATAACTCTGATGTGAAGTCTGATCTAATTACAGCTGATAAGACAGCTCCCACAACTGTTGAAATGGCAAATGCTGAACTTACAGATGATGAAAGATTGCTGAAAGTTAAAAGAGGTAAGAAAACTAAAACAGTTTTAACTTCTATTACTGGTGACAACACAAGAGCAACTTTAAGCAAAAAAGCATTATTAGGATAAATTATGAGCTTATACAGAAATATTAATAAAAGAAAAAAAGCTGGTACTTCCAGATCAAAAAAGAAATCAACTATATCAGCTAAAGCTTACAAGAATATGAAAGCTGGATTTCCAAATAGCAAAAAGAATAAAGCTAAAAGAAAAAGAAAAAAATAAATGCAATCACAAGAATTTAAAACTTTGGCTAAACAGCTCAAAGACAACCTATCTAGGTTAATGGAAAAAAGATCTAACTTTGAAAGCCATTGGCAAGAAGTAGCAGATCTTATGTTACCTAGAAAAGCAGAGATCACAAAAGAACGAGCAAGAGGCGATAAACGACACACACAAATATTTGACGCAACAGCTGTACATGCTCTTGAACTTTTAGCTGCATCTCTGCATGGTATGTTGACTTCATCAGCCAATAGATGGTTTTCATTAAGATTTAAGGAAACACAATTAAACGAAAGCGATGAAGCGAAAGAGTGGTTAGAAGATAGTACACAAAGAATGTACGATGTAATTTCTAAATCAAACTTTCAACAGGAAATTTTCGAAGCCTATCATGATTTGATTGCCTTTGGAACTTCATGCTTAATGATTGAAGAAGATCAAGAAGATACTCTACTCTTCTCTGCTAGACATATTAAAGAACTTTATATCCAGGAAAATAAAAAAGGATATGTCGATACTATTTACAGAAGATTTAAAATGCCAGCTCAAGCTGCTGTTTCTAAATTTGGATTTGAAAATGTATCAAGAGAAATTCAAAACATTGCAAACAAAAATCCATTTGACGATGTAGATTTAGTTCATGTTGTAAGACCAAGATTAGATTACGATCCAGATAAAAAAGATAAAAAGAATATGCCATTTCAAAGTATTTATTTTGAATATGGATCTGGACACATAATATCTTTAGGTGGCTTTTTAGAAAATCCTTATGTTGTTCCAAGATACTTAAAAGCATCAACTGAACAGTATGGAAGAAGTCCTGGAATGAATGCTTTGGCTGATGTGAAAGTTTTAAACAAGATGGTAGAGAATAGTTTAAAAGCTGCTGCAAAACAAATTGATCCACCATTACTTATTCCAGATGATGGAATGTTAGCACCAATTAGAATGTCTCCAGGCAGCATCAATTATTATCGAAGTGGCTCAAGAGATCGGATTGAACCGCTAAATATTAATGCCAATACTTCAATTACTATCAATAATGAAAATCAAAGAAGAGATGCTATTAATAAAATGTTTCATATCGATCAGTTAGTTGTAACTGAAAATAGAAACATGACAGCGACTGAAGTAATTCAAAGACAAGAAGAGAAGATGAGAATACTTGGTCCAGTATTAGGTAGATTACAATCAGAATTATTATCTCCATTAATTACAAGAGTATTTAATATTCTTTTAAGAAATGGCTTGTTTATGCAATCTCCAGATATTCTTCAGCAACAAGAATTAAAAATAGAATTTGTATCTCCAATGGCATTAGCTCAAAGAGGACAAGAGCTTCAATCTTTAATGAGAGGATTAGAAATTTTTGGATCACTTGCTCAAACAATGCCAGTTATGGATTACATCGATGAGAATGGATTAGTTAAAAATATAATTGATATTTTAGGATTACCAGCAAAAGTAATTAAATCAGATGCTGAAGTAGAACAAATTAGAGCAGAAAGAGCTGAACAAGAAGCTCAACAAATGGAAATGCAACAACAAATGGCTGAAACTGAAATGGCGAAGAATGCAGCTCCATTAGCAAAAGTAGTTCAAGATGGATCACAATAAAGAAGCAGAAAAAAAAATTAAACAGCTCCGAGAAGATTACAAAACTGTATTTGGATCAGACGAAGGCAAAAGAGTTTTAGAGGACATCTCAATAAGATGTCATGAGAGTTCGACTACTTTCTCAAAAGATAACAGTCATGAGACCGCATTCCTTGAAGGACAGAGATCAATTTCTCTATTTATCAAAGCAATGCTTAAATCAAAATAACCAATAGGTATATATGGAAAATCAGACAACTGCACCAGAGGTGCAATCTGAACAATCGACTGATGTTGTTCAGAATAATACTGAAGCAACATTAGTTTCAGAAAACCAGGAAACAAATTTTAAAGATTTAATTCCTGAAAGTTTCAAAGAAGAAAAAGCTTTGGATAATTTTAACAACATGGAAGATTTCGTAAAAAGTTATCTCCATGCACAAAAGTTAGTTGGAGCTGACAAAATTCCAGTTCCAAATAAACATTCAACCGAAGAGGATTGGCATGAAGTATTTAAAAGACTGGGTGCTCCAGAAACTCCAGAAGATTATAAATATAATCTCAAGGATGTGGAGTTGGATCAAAACCAAGTTCAAGAATTTAATAAAGAAGCTCACAAGTTAGGATTACTTCCTAGACAAGCTGAAAGCTTAATTAAATTTTATAATGAGATGAATAGCAATAATGCTGCATCTCAAGAAGAAGCTGCTGCTCAAGCTCAATTACAAACAGAGACTGAACTCAAGAAAGAGTATGGACCTCAATTTAGTAAAAGACTTGACCAGGCTAAAAAGCTTGCAGTTAATTCTTTAGGATCAGATTTTTTAGAAAATACTTATCTTAAAGATGGCTCAAGACTTGGAGATAATATTAAAGTCATAAAAGCTTTTTCTGACCTAGCTGACAAATTATCAGAAGATGAAATCATCAAAGGCGATGGATCTGAATATATGACAGCTAAAGATATTGAAAAAGAAATTAACGAACTAACTCAAGAAGGCTCTGCTTATTGGATTAAGACACATCCAAATCATAACAAAGCAGTTCAAGAAGTCTTGAAGTTGAGAGAGATGTTAAATGGCTAATGAAAAATTTGAGCCAGGCGAAATAATAACAGACACAGAAGTTAGACTTGAATGTTTAAGACTAGCAACTGAATTTGGTCCAGAGAATGATCGTAGAGATCCTCTGCCAATAGCTGAAAATTATTTTGACTGGGTTACTAAAGTTTCAAAGCGACAATCTGAAAAGACCGCCAAGAAAAAAGACAAAGTGAAGTCTTAAAATTTACAGATGCGACCTCCTCTTGGAGATAACCAAATCGATTAAATCAACCATAACAACATAAGGAGATTAGAAAATATGTCTAATCAAATTACTACAGCTTTTGTACAGCAGTATTCAAACAATGTACAAATGCTATCACAACAAAAAGGCTCACTTTTGAGATCTGCTGTTGATGTTGAAACTGTTGTTGGCAAAAACGCATTTTTCGACCAAGTCGGAAGTGCTCTTGCAGTTAAAAGAACTACAAGACATGCTGACACTCCACAGATGGATACACCACATGCAAGAAGAAGAGTTAGTCTTGTTGATTATGAGTATGCAGACTTGATCGATAATCAAGACAAAATTCGTACTCTAATCGATCCAACATCGGCTTATGCTTCTGCTGCTGCTTACGCATTAGGAAGAGCTCAAGACGATGAAATTATCGCTGCGTTATCTGGAACAGCTTATACTGGAGAGACTGGCTCAACAGCTACTGCTCTTCCTTCAAGCCAAAAGATAACTGAAGGTGGTACTAATGGTTTAACTATTGCTAAATTAAGATCTGCTAAAGAGATCTTGGATGCAGCTTCAGTTGATCCATCAATCGCTAGATACATTGCAGTATCTCCAAAACAGATCACAGATCTATTAGGAACTACTGAAGTTACTTCAAGCGATTTTAATAGTGTTAAAGCTTTAGCGAATGGAGAAGTTAATTCATTCCTTGGCTTCAACTTTATCGTGTCTAACAGACTTACATCTGCATCATCTAAAAGACTTTGCCTAGTATGGGCAATGGATGGTTGCAAGATGGCTATCGGTCAAGACTTAATGACTAGAATTGATGAGAGATCTGACAAAGGTTATGCTCATCAAGTTTATGTTTGCCAGTCAATCGGTGCAACAAGAATGGAAGAAGATAAAGTTGTAACAATCGAAGCTCATGAAGCTTAATCAATAGGAGGATATATATCATGGCAAGTGTTAAAGGTGTTAATTACACAAATATAACTGCTGATCCTATTGTTAAAGTGGACAGCGAAGTTCTTGGTGGAAAGATGAGAGTTTCATACGATAGTTATGAAGCTTCAAGTCTTGCATCTGGATCAGATATAACGATTGGTAGAGTTCCAGCTAATGCAACTATAATAGATGTTGTTCTAAAGTGTGATGCTTTAGGAGCTTCTTCAACTTTAAAAGTTGGAGACAGCGGAGATGATGACAGATATTTAGCTGCTGTTGGTACATGGAATGCTGCTGGTCAAACACAATCAATGTTAGGTGGCTCTACTGCTGCTAATACTGCGATGACTGGTCTGGGTTATAGAACAACTGCGGAAACTGATATTATAATCACAACTGGTGGAGCTACTATAAGTAACTCTATTCATTGTTGGGTTTATTACACAGTTGAGTAGTCAATAATCATTTTGCTTGGCGGAGAAATCCGCCAGGCATTAGTTAAATGGCAAGAGCAATTTCAAGAAATAAAAAAAATTACAGACCTACTAAAAAAGGTGCTGGAATGACAAAGGCTGGAGTGAAAGCTTATCGAAGAGCTAATCCAGGATCAAAATTAAAAACCGCAGTTACTGGTAAAGTTAAACCAGGATCAAAGGCTGCGA